GCAATTGGATAATAACCAGACCAACCATCTACAGCTACAGCAATACCTACAATTTCTCCATTACCAATAATTGCACCGGATCCTCTTGATTTAAGATCAGGATCCCTAGTTTCTAAATCGATTGCAATATATTTATATCCTTTTAAATCAGGAAAATTTTCTGGACAAATCCATTCTTTCTGAGCTTCAAACATTGATTATAATACCATAATTAAAAATAGAAATACACACATGCAAGTAAATAAACCTAAATCAAATATAAGTGTTTTTCTCCAACTAAACATTATAGTCCCTATCTATTATCATTTCTAAATAATGAATTGCTTTTAATATATCTTCCTTCTTACCTTTTAATCTATGTCTACAGATATATTTAATTGCATTGCCTTCTGCAAAAGGTAAACCATTTTCGTTAATAAATACAGATGGTTGTATTTTCATTACTTTATAATGTTTGCCACCTATTTGTTTAAAGAATGCTTTGTTTGTCATATGATGTATGCTTTGTTAAAATCTCTTGGTTCTATTATGTGAAGTTCTTTTTTAGCTCTTGTGCAGGCAGTATAATATAATCTATGTAATTCATCTGGATCATATTCACTTTGTCTAATAGCTGCTGCTGTTAAATCTGTTAGGATACAAATATTATCTCTTTCACCACCTTTGAATGAGTGAATTGTAGACATAATAATTCTAGGGGTCTTATTTATCTTCTCTCCATTTGCTCTCATATTACGAATATAATTTTCTGTAATTGTATCAACACCTTCAAATGATTCATACCATACTTTATCCGTAAGTAAACCATGATTTTGTTTACAATCATTAATTGTGTATTTTTCTTCTGCCTTTAATGTTTTAGCATCTCTATATTTTTGTGCTACATAAGCTCCTAAATATTTATATATATTTTTAATTTGTAAATAATTTAAAGCCATACCATTTCTAAAATCTTCCCAATTGCTTAACGCTACTAACAATTCTAGTTTAACGGAATTAAATCCTTTATATTGATAATACCAACCCTGTAGTTCACATAATTCTTTTACACCATCTAAAAAGTAATTAGCTGATGCAAGAACTGTCCATTCTCCTTTAGACATATCTAATTGAGCAATATCAGTATGATACCTTAAAATACCTGTTTCTTGCCTTGGTTTATAATCTTTTTCATATCTATTCTTAACTCTTGATATAATTCTTTGTGATAATTCATGTATAGGACCACCAGGAATACGATAAGATTGATTAAGCGTCCTGATCTCATCCACCTCATCCTTTAGCGCTATAAAGTGATCTACGTCGGCTCCAGCCCACTTAAAAATGGCTTGATCATCATCACCTGCAATATAAGTATTTTCTGCTTTTTTCCATATAGATCTAACCATATCCCATTGTAAATGTGATAAATCTTGTGCTTCATCTATAAATAATACTTTAAATTTTGGTGATAGATCTCTTTCAATAAACTCCTCTATTAAATCAGTGTAATCTTTTAATCCTTTTTCTTTCTTATATCTTTTTAATTCTTGATCTAATAAAAACAAAGTGTCTCTTTCTATATCTAATAAATTATTTCTTGAATCATAACATTTCATTAGATCTATCTTCTTAATTCTAGCTGTACTTATAATAGTTAAGTATTCATTATCTGAATTAAATATACCATTCTCATCTGAATAAGATGCAGTCTTAATAGGTATATTACATTTGACTCCAAACTCTTGATAATCTTCACTACTCATCATTCTATCTTTAGTCATACTTAACATTTTAAAAGCTAAAGAATGAAGTGTTTTAAAATATATTAAATCATGCTCTATACTTAATCCAAATTTTTCAGAAGCTCTTGTTGCTGCTTCCTTTGCTGCCTTCTTTGTAAAAGAAAAATAACCTATCTCTTGTGGCCGTGTTCCATTCTTTATAAACTCATCAACCAAGTTTAATAGTGTTGTAGTCTTTCCTGTTCCTGGTGGTCCTAGTATTATTGTTTTCATATTTTTTTAACCTCCTTTCTAATATTTCTTTTTGCAATTTTATTTTATTTAATTCTTGTTTTAATAATCTGTATTTTAAAAACCAGTTTATTCCTATCATTAAAAATGTTCTTCATTATATTTAACTTGTGATATTGTTGGATCTATCTTCTTCATTGTTTTAATCTTAACTAATCTAGGTTCTTGACCTTTTATATTCTTTCTAGTTTCTTCTATAAAGATTCCTTGTTTTTTTAATTGCTTAATTAAATTACCAGTCTTTGCTTTGTCCATCTCCCAATGATTCTTTTTACAAAAATTATAAAAGTCTTCCATTCTAAAATATGTAAATTCTCTTTTATCATCTGTGTATGGAAGTTTATTAAGTATATCATCCATAGTTCTTGCGTTCTGTCTATTCGTAGTCCAATCTTGTAGTAAAGATATAATTTGATTTAATGGATCTAATGATTCTAAAGGTTCAATGGTTTCCATTTTATCTATTAATGGTTTTAAATAATATTCTCTCCAATCTTTATCTTTTAGTTTTGGTATAACAAGATCTGCTTTCTCAAGTATAGCAATGGAGAACATAACTGGATTTGCTAAATGTTCTGTTTTTAATTCTATTCTTTTTTCTTCTTCTCCTTCACCTACATTTAAAAAATACTGTGGTGGATTAGAATTATATTTCATTAAATTATTTAATAAAGGCATAGCATCTTCTTCAGAACCAACACCAAATTTTTTAGTTCTACATAACGATGCATTACAAACATCTACAATAGGTGGAAGTTTACATCTATATTTGTCGTAACCTTTTTTGCCAATAGATTTTAATAACTGTTGTACTTCATTATTACTTAAGGGCTTTGTCATGTATTTAAGATTAGCTTCGACGACTTTATCTTGCCAAGTATCAGGATCTGATTGTTTAAAATATATGGCAATATTAAACAATGCATTGTTCCTAGATCCTTCGCTAAAGCCATCGCGAGCTAATCTATTTAAACATGGAGGCCCATCTTTAAATGCTTCTTCTATCTTCTCTTCTTTGATTTCAATTTTCTCAACTTCTTCTTTGCTTTGCGCGTAAATATCATAGAGCTTATAAAATTCCTCAAGTGACACAGCGGCGCCATTATCGTCGAACGCATATCGTAGTCCTTTTGTTTGGTTATGGTAGGGAAGATTTAAAAAATTACCTGTGTCCCCACGTTCTACAAGTATTTCAGTTTGTTTAGGAAATATCTCAACACCTGAATATCCTAACGCATCTGAAATTTTTTTAAGCGTAGACTGCATCAACGATGCAGATATAAATTCTTTTGTAAATAAAAATACATGTGCTCCACCAGATTTTGATCTGAAGACTATAAGTGGAAGTTTTAAACTTCTTATTTTTTGTATTAAGTTCTTGTGTTCAAGATTATACTGATCAATATCAATACAACCCCACTTGCAATTATTAGATTCATTAATGGGAATGATACCTAAAGCAGGATCAATACCATTAAGATGGTCTTCCCAAAGATTATCCGTGACTTGTTTTCTAACAATGAATGCTTTTCCTTTTTGCTTTCCATTTTCTCCACGTTCACCTTTTTGATATTGACCATATGCTGTTTGAAATCCAGCAAATATTTCCTTAAATTTTTCTTTCATAAACTGCCATATTTGTTGGGGCCCGTATTACCGAGCCCCGTTTCTTAATTAACCTAGAACGGTACGTTCTCTGTTATCTTCTCTTCTACATCAGCTCTTGTTTGCACCGATCCTCTTTTTACATCACTAGAGAAACCCTTTGCACTTAAGTACAAAGATTTATCTTTAGTTTCTAGAATTCGGTCTTGTGTTACTACCCAACCATACCAACTACCTTTATCATTTTTTTGTAAGTTAGATGATAAGTTGTATACAACACCATGCATTGGAGGAACTGCAAATCCGCCTTTACCGTCAGAGATCTGAACAGTTTTCATCATTGCGTTCCACTTCTTGCTCACATTGAGTTGAGTTGACTTCATGGTAATTAAAGCTGGAGTATAACCACCTGCTTTAGTTTCTACCATTACATAGTAAGATGCAGTCTCTTCTAAATAGTTACCGTTAGGTAATCTAATTTTAGATCCTTCTCTCTTACCTGTAGCTATCACTGGACTGTTGGGAGCATGTAATGCAACCGGAGCTGCAGATCCTTCTCCTCTATCAGACCATTCTGGATAGTCTTTCTTATAGTAACAAGGAATAACTTTAATTCCTCC